CACACGTGGTTGTTACTGTATGTCTCCCAAACAAGAAGGTTGTGGTGATTATTGTAGTAACCATAAAAGTCAGAATATTTCCGTTGTCAATGGACAAGATACAAACAAAATAGTATTGAAAAATATGAAAACGTACGATGAGAATATTTCTGTAAAAGAAATAGACGATAATCCATTCGATTATTTATGAAAAAATAGTTTAAAGTTTTAGGTACATGTCTATAGAATATGAATAAATCTACTATATTATTACATTCTATAGATACTTTTTATAAACATGAAAATAATAGAGATATTCTTAATCAGATACTAAACAAATCTGGTGGTATATCATTGCGTAACCTCGAATGGTTTATTACAAATTATTGTAAAAAAAATAATTTATCATATAAAACGGGTGATGGTAAAATATTCAGTGTTCACTGTTCGTATAAATCTAGTTTAGATGGGTATAGTAAAAAATTATTTGATCCATTTTGTCGATCTTCAAAAATAGATTATACGATACCGGGTACAAATAATAAAATTAGTACAACTGTTGCACAGTTAAATTTTATTAGATGGTGTATAAAAAATAACATTATTGACTACATAAAAGAACATAAAAAACAATTATTTAATAAGCAAGTGACATGAAACCATTTTCAAAGGTAAATGTTTGATAACCAACATAATACATGTGAAGGTTATATGTATCTGTAAGATCAGGAACCATTTTTACATCCAAAGTAGTTCTATTTGAACGTAACTGTGTAAAGTCCAAGCTTCCCGATGATTCCACATTAATCGGATTCATCGAGAATGCATACGTGTATATATTTCTGAACGGTCTAGATAAACGACTTGTAAACGGAACAGTGTATTTAAAATACTTATGATCACTATCTTGAATATTTGGTACATTTTCTCCGTTTACGTGTATTTTAGCAGAATGCATGGGTGGGTGAAAGAATTCATTTAGTATAGTATAAGTATCTTGTGTAGACATATTATACCTGTTATGAAAAGTATATAAACCATCTACAGTTGTATTATCTTGACTCGGTTCTCGAGCTATAGTCTCGTTTTCAAATTTTTCTTTTCTGATAAACCAATTTAGTGTTTTAACGGGTATGTTTGCAACTATTTCAATTTTTTTATCAACTTCACCCGGGTTTATTTCTAATGTAGGGTGTTTTTTAACAATATCTGTTATAAAATTATATTTATTATTTTTAATGTAAACTTTTTCACTCGGGTCTATTGATATTTCTTCGGTAACTATATCGAAAGAAGCTAATGATATATTACTGGGGTAATCCGTGAAAAAAGATTGTGGGTTAAACTCGATTTCGAATTCTATTTTTTGTTTGTGTATAGCACATAAGGGAAAATAAGGTCTATTTGGTTTATTTGTTTCGTATTCATCACTTTCGTATTTTCGCGAAAAGAAAAATGGTATAGGTATGAAAACCTTTGATTTATTTCGTGATAGCTTAATGTTTGATATAGACGTATCTTCTGCGATATTTCTATTTATGGTATATCTTTTGGTTCTTTTTTCTGATTCATCAAGATATAATTCATCATAAATAATACCCCAATCTGCGTGATACTTTTCAACTATCATTTCATCAACACGCATTGTTATGGATTTAAATAAATGTCTTCCAATTTGATCTGTATAGTTATAATCTGGATTTGCACCTGAGTTATCAATTGTTAGCGCTGGTAATTCTAACGATATATACATATTAGATAGAAGATCACCCATATTTCTCGGGTTTAAAGTGACTTTTATCGTTTTGTTAAACGGCCATGAAGGTGAAGCGTCACCCGGTTTTATAACTTTAGTACTTTTATGAAACTTTGTAAAGTTTGAATGTTGTTTTAAATTATATTTAAAGAAGGACTTTTCTGTATCATTTTCGATAAGGTAAGTATCTTGTTTTCCTATAGCATTTAAAGATATTATTGCTCCTGTATTCGGACCTGATACTGCGTCGCACATACTATTACTTACGTATATATTTTTTAAATATCTTCTTCATAAAAACTTGGTATAGGTCTATCCTTATCATAGTTTTTTTTAACGTATTTACATAATTTTTGAAACCAACTATTGATATCTTTTTCTGATAAAGAAGGTATTCGATTAAAATAATTAAACTGACCAGATTCACGTCTACGGAATTGTTCGTGTGTGATTTTTTTATTTTCATGTTTAAAACAACTATAACAGAGTTTTTGAGCTTTTAGTTTATAAACTTTGTAAAAAATTATATTATTGTAACAAAATAACGGTGATACATTTCTTTTATAAAATCTGACTAAATCTCTTACCTGCCAATTATTACTTTTTACATAGGGTTGAAGTGGATTATCGCATATGTAACATCTACCTTTACATTTAATATTAATATACATAAAAGAAAAACAATTTATTCTTTTATGTACTATAATGAAGTTAGACAACCGGATGGAACTCGTGTTATAGGTATAAATTACGACGAAGAAAGACCAAATATATTGGAAGTTTTACCCACTATCGAAAGTCAAAATCAAGAACAACCTGAATACCAAATATTCAAACTGGATATTGTATACTGGTTGAATTTATTTATTGTTATAATCAGTATATATTATACACTTATATATGATAATATCATATCTGTAGTTAACTGTTTAGCATGTATATTACCATTACATAGCACACAAAATAATAATATTTACGGTATTATTGTGTACACAGTATATATTATTTTTACCATGTTATTAACAACATTTTTGGGTATATATGAATATATATGGTATTATTTTACATGTAATGTTATAATTATGTGTATTTTTTTAACCTCAGTTGCAAAATATGTAATATATATCAGGAATCAAAACCAAAACATAAATGAACATGTTGTATGAAAAAAATGATTTAGATATTGCTAGAGGTCTATACAAAAACCAACCGGAAAAATGTGAACAATTTGTGAGAAGTATTCATAAACTTAGAGAATCTCATAAAAAGTACAATGATAAACGAGAGAAAAGTAAAATAGTTTTTTTAGATATTGTTCCAGATAAACACATAGTAAATCGACATAAGAATATTACATGTCAGGCTATAACAATGAGTGGTAAACGATGTTCTTTTAAATCAACGTGTGGAATATATTGCAAAAAACATAATAATAGTCATAAAAAATAAATATATTGTTATAATAATAATGTTAGATCAGGAAACACTCAGACCCGTTATAATATCAATGGCACTTTACCTCGCTATATCGCAAATCATTCCAGAAGTTTTTAAAAAACCAACAAATGTAGGACCCGTTGATGAAATTGTTGCCATGTTAATCGCTCAAAAGGGGTCACTCACTTCCGGAGCTATTCTTACTGGACTCATTATCTTCATGACTAATTACATTAACGATGAATTCTTGTAAAACATTTTTTTTACACGTGAGCATTCGGGTTTTCGTATGATCCATATATCTTATTTTTTTATTGTAAGCATCGACCATGAATTCCATGAGCTGGTCTACACTGGGTTTTCCCCACTGCATACCTTCTTTGTATAAAAAATCATCTCGTGGTATTTCTTGTAAATCACATTTAATAGTATAAGGTGTTTTTATATATTCTTTTGCCCCACCATAATCTGTTATTATGACCGGTTTGTTTCTTATAGCAGATTCTACTGCACCCATACCAACACCTTCTGATGAAGAGAAGCTTACATAACAATCTGATTTACTATGTATATCTTCCATAACTTCGTCAGATACCAGGTCGTTTATAACAGTTACGTTTGGTAAGTTTATATTAACGGGTTGTTTACATGTAGCTTTAACAATTAATCTAGAGTCTGGTTTATTTAATCGTAAAAAACACTCTAATATTTTATTAAAATTTTTACGAGGATCGTGTACATTACCTATATGATAAAATGTATACGGTCTTTTATCGGGTATATGCGCGTGTATTACAAAAAAATGTTTATTTGGAAATTGCCTTTTAAAAATTTTTCTACAGTATTCACTTGGTACTGCAATTTTATCAAATAAATCAAAAAGATTACCGTAATCTTCGTGTACTGTTTCTGTTTCGCATACCGTCATACATGTTACATGCTTCACCTTTCTTTTAATTTCTGGTATTTTGTCTAACCAATACTTTACGGGAAGTGCAAATATAAATGCATATTCAGACTCTGGTATTTCATCGTGTATTTCTAAATATTTAGTGTGTTCATCAACGGGAAAAAGGTCCATGTATTTTTTACAGTGTTGACCTATTCCACTCAGGAGAGTTGGACCTATGAATAACATTTAGTATAAAGATAATATTTCTTTTATATATATTACGCGATGGACTCTGTCAGAGAAAAAATTGAACATGCTATGCAACGACCAAAAATTCACAAAACTGAAATATATGGTATAATTAAAGAAATTGCCGACATTATTAAGGCACCAGCACCAGCACCAGCACCAGCACCAGCTCCAGCTCCAGCTCCAGCTCCAGCTCCAGCTCCAGCTCCAGCACCAGCTCCAGCACCAGCACCAGCTCCAGCTAAAAAAGCTGCTACACCAAAGAAAACGCCAGCTAAAAAGTCGGCTACACCAAAGAAAACGCCAGCTAAAAAGTCGGCTGCATCTGCATAGGCATCGGTTGTGAAACCTTGCGATTTAGTAAGTAATAACCACCACCCATAAACATTAAAAATATAAAAAGGTACATTAATGGAATTTTCTTTCTTTTTTCTATTTCCATTTTTTCAATATCATTCTTATCTGGAAGTTTTTCAACATTTATGTTGAGTTCATCTATCTTACCGATAAGTTTATGCAAAGCCTCGAGAATCTGAACTTCTCTATTTATAGGTTTTTCTTTTACATCTACAGTTGTTATTTCGAGAACCATATACCACTCTGCATCAGGTTGTAAAGTAACGTAATCAGTATCTTCCTGATACTCGTATAATTCAAAATTCAGTTTTTGTATAGATATGGGATTAAATAAGTTTGTTTGTCTTTGAAACCCTTTCCATTGTTTATCCCTAATAATAGTATGTGAACCATGATTGAAATGTCTTTCTAATGGTACTCTCGCTAAAACCTGACCATGCCTTTCATCAAGTATTTGTGCTCTTTTTGGTACATCTTCACATATAATATCAACGTATTTTGCAACGCTACTTACATGTGAATCAGAGTTCGGATTAGCTTGACCAACCTGTGTGATATAAAAATCAACTGGTTTCAGTCCACATACCTGTGACATTTCTTCTAAATGTAAATTTGATTCAAGTGTTAGATCTATAGAAAATGTATTATTTGAACCATTTACATATTTTGAATCTATTATAATGTACTGTACTTTTTTGGGTAAGTCCTGGAGTGAAACCATCTTGTATTTACAATATAAAAAAATAAACATAAATAATAACATGTTTTCGTTTTACTCTAGTATATCTCGCTTATTGGGTTCAAATACACAAACACTAAAATCAGTGGAATCCCATGTATCATTACATTCTAATACGATGTTATCATCCGATTTTTCTACTAATAAGATTATATCGAAAAATGACAGTGGTGAAACTGTTATTTTAGAATATTTAAAACATGACAAAACATTCGATGAATATACTCCTAAGTTTTTTAAATATAAGTATAAAAATATATAAAAATGAAATGGACGACTATATCGCCTTACACACATACGACTCTAAAC